TCCATGAGGCTGAAGAAGAGCCTGAAACCCTTCCTGATCGTCCTGCTTTCTGAACAATGCTGACTATTTCCACTTATCAAGACAACGGTCCGTATTTCCCTCCCACTAAAGGCCGTTACCAAGCGGCCCGCTTGAGAGACCTTCTCTTCCACGTCAGGCAAGCGATGGAGGATCGGGAGGACACTATTGCCATCTTCGACCAGCAAGGCTCTTGCAGGGGCATCTGGCGCCGGGACGTTGAAGGATATATGGACAGTGCTGGTGATGCCATCATTGATCATGAAGGCTACGAGCTGATGCGGCCTGATACTAAAGAGCAATGGCTGTGGAAGAGGCTTCAGGAGGTAATGAAATAATGGGCACTAATTACTACCTCCATGCTCCTAAGTGCTTTCATTGCGGCAAGGAAGAAGAGCCTCCTCTTCATCTTGGTAAAGGCTCTTACGGCTGGTGTTTTGGCCTCCACGTTTATCCAGAAGATGGCATCAACAATTGGCAACAACTATGGAGCCGCATTGATTATTTAACGAAAGAAAAAGACCATGAAATAAGAGATGAATATGGAGACGTTGTTGATAATGGAAAGTTTTTCTCTATTGTCTGGGACAGGAGCGGAAAGCCTGATAAGCTTTTCGACAAACAGTGGCTGAAGGACAACTACGCACAAATAGGACCTTATGGTCTTGCTAGGCACGCTTTACTTGCAGGGCATTGTATAGGTCATGGTGAAGGGCCTTTTGATTACATTATTGGAAAATTCTCATGATCCTCGTTGACTTCTTCTCTGAAGACTGCTGCAAAGGCACAGAGCTCATCGAAGGTTGGTATTTCTATGCTGATGATGATGAAAGCTTTGTAGGCGGACCGTTTGCAAGCGAAGAAGCCGCCCTAAAGGCGGCTTTTGATGGTCATGGTTGGTAGGGGAAATAATTGCTAGCATGGCGAAACATCGCGAGACTGGCATCTCGTGACGTTTCTAACCACTACCAAAGGAGCAGTTTGGCCATGGCTGAATACAAGCATAACAGCGTTCCTGCAGGGTTTAAGGAGATCCCTGGGTATGACGGACGCTATTTCATCAATGAGAAGGGCGAAGTTTGGAGTAACCACTGGAATAAACTGCTTTGTTCTCGCACTGACAAAGGTCATCCTTATCCATATTTAAAGCTAAGAAAGAATGGCAAGTCTGTAACCACAGAGATACATTATTTAATGAGGATTACCTGGATGGGGTCGGCGCCTGGCAACGTAGGGATTGGACGTGATTTTTGGTGCATAAATCACAAAGACGGCAATAAATTAAATAATTGTATTGATAATCTTGAATGGGTTACTTGTAGTGAAAATGTTAAACATGCTTGGAGCATTGGTTTGCATAAAATCAGGAGAGGTGAAGACGCGCCGTCGTCTCGATTGAGTTCACAGCAGGTTAGGGAGATTCGCCTGAGGTGTCTGTCTGGTGAGCCCGTTAAGAAAATAGCCGAAAGCTTAAATGAAGGAGTGCGGCTTATCAAGCAAATCAAAGTATTTGAATCATGGAGAGGCCAAGATCATGATTTGGTTGAGCCAATGTTAAAAATTTCTTCTTCCCGATTCTTGCATAACTTAAAGAAAACATTGGACAATAATAAGCATAATGCACCAGAAATTTTTGAAACCTGCCGTTAAACGGTATATGGCGAAGATGAAAACTTGCGCAAAATCGGTATAGAAACAAAGCGAAGTGCGGTATTTAGAAACTAAGCAGAATGCGGTATAGTAAGACCCTCCCCAGACCCCCATTTTCGGCCCCGCCCATGCTTCTATGCGCCTACACGCATACGCGCATACACGCATGTCAGGAGATGCTGACATAGGCCCATGTGCTGATACCCTGACTGATACTGATACGTATCCGTAGCAGATCCTGGCCATGATCATGATCATGCACGCTCTTGATCCTGATCACGCTCGCCGTTGATCACGATCCTGATCACGATGGCGCTCTGATCACGGTTCTGATCACGCTCGGCTCCCGCTTTCTCTCCTGATCATGATCCCTCTCCGATCATGATCATGATTCTGATGTTAAGAGATGTGACAATACGGCTCCGCGCCTCTGGCTCCTCCTCTCCTTCTCTTTATTGTCTCTGGCAAGGCCGCGAGGCCTCCTCTCTGTTCTCTGGCTCTCATGCTCTCCCCTTCTCTCAGAGGCTCTGCCTCTCCCTCCTTCCCTCCTCTCTCTGATCTGATCGAGGCACTCTCCTCTCTCCCATGGGAGGCGATCGCCTCTCAGGCTCTCGAGGCGCTCTTGTTCTCCCTGGCTCTCTGCCATGCTCTCGCCGCTCGCCTCTGGCAGGCTCGAGGCCGTCTCGCTCCTCTCCTTCGCTCTGTAGCCTCCTTGCTCGAGCGCCTCGCCTCCGCTCTGCCAGAGCCTCTCTCCTCCTCCTCTCCTCGCGCTCTGCTGATCGAGGCTCTGATCGAGGCAGGAGAGAAGGCTCCCGCTCTGGCGAAGGCCTCCCGCTCCGCTCTCCTTCGCCGCGCCTCTCGCCTTGGCCTCCTCTGAGGCCCTGCCTCTGGCCTCCCTTGAGGGAGGTCTCTCCTCTCTCCTTCTCTGATCTCTCGCTCTCGTTCCCATGGCTGCCACTCACGAGCTCCTCGCCTCTGATCTCTCCTGGCCTCGGTTCTCCTTCTCCTCTCGCCGCGAGGCCGCTCTGTTCGCTCGCGAGCTCGAGGAGGAGCTCTCCTCCCCTTCTCTCTCTCCTGAGGCTCGAGCCGAGACAGAGGAGGCGCTCGAGGAGCTCCTCTCCCTTCTGTTCTCTCCCGTCTCCTGAGGCTCTGCCATGCTCTCCCCTTCTGAGCTCGAGGCTATTCTCGCGCTCCCTCCTCGCGAGGAGCTCTCTCCTCTCGAGAGGCGCCTCGCCACGATCGAGCGCCTCCTCCCTCGCCTCTCAGGAGAGGCAGAGGAGCGCCTCCTGCGGGAGAGGCGCTCCCTCCTTCGCCTTCGCCATGGCATCCCACTAGGAGCTCAGCTCCCTCTCTCTGTCCGCTCTGCTGATCTCTCCTCCTGAGGCTCTCTCATGGCTCTCCCCTCCTACCTACGGGCTCGGCTCCTCGATCGCGCTGAGGAGCTCGGCCTCGCCTCCTCTGGCCTCCCCCTCCTCCTCGAGGAGCTCGCTAGGTGGCTCCCGTCTCCCACGATCGAGGCCTTTCTCTCTGATCTCGAGGAGCTCTCCTCTGCTGATCTCTGACGGATTGTTACGAAATATTTCAAAAGGAGCGGGAGGCTCTGGCCTCCCTTTCTGGCCTCTGTATTGTCTCTGGCATGAGGCGAGCGATCGCCTCCCCTCTCGCTCTCTGTCTCATGCTCCGCTCTGTTCGCGCTCTCGCTCCTACCCTCGCTCTGTTCGCGGGCTCTGTGGCCTTCGGTCTCTGCGCCTCCTCCTACGGCTCTCGCATCGCTCTGGCTCCCTCCGCTCGAGCCGCTGCTCCCTTCGCTGCTCCCTTCGCTCTGTTCGCCTCTGCCGCTGCGGCCTCTGCCGCTCTGGCCATGGCCTCCGCTTGTGACGCAGGCGAGCGCCTCTCCCGCTCCGCTCGCTCCTGAGCTCCCGGCCTCCCCTCTAGGGAGGCCTTCTCTCTGTCCTCTCCTCTCATGCTCTCTCCCATCGATCGAGCCTCTGACGCGGCTCCTCTCCTCGCTCTCCTGGCTCTCTCTCGAGGCCTTCGCCTCTCCTTCTCTCACGGCTCCTACCTGCTGATCGAGACGGCCTCCCCTTCCATTGCCCACGAGAGCGAGAGCCTGTCAGAGCTCGAGGCCTTCGCTCTCTGGCTCCCTCTCGCCTCTGCCTCTCTGTTGCTCTCCTGAGCTCCTGCCTCATGGCCTCCGCGAGGAGGCCTCCCCTCCCCTCTCTCCTTCCTTTTCATGGCTCCCGCTCTCCTGGCTCCTCCCGCTCCCGCTCGCCTCTCTCGCGCTCCTCGCGCTCCTGAGCGCGTCCGCTCCCTCCTTTCTAGATTTGGCCTCTCTGTGGACTCTGTTCTCACTTCTGGCTCTGCGAACGCGAAGCTCGCGAAGGGAAGCGGCCTCGCCTTCTCTGCGATTCTCCATCTCCTCCCCTCTCGCGGCCTCGCTCGAGCCGTCTCTCCTGGCTCTCATGCCTCTCCCGTGAGAGGAGAGCTCCCTGGCCTCCGCGCTCTCGCTGATCGCGAAGGCCTCACCGCTCGCGCTCTCCTGTTCAACGCCTGCCCCTTCGCCTCAGAGGCCTGTCAGGAGCTCTGCCTCGCATACAGTGGACACGGTGGCATGAATCCAGTGATCCCGGCCTGCAGGGCTCGGCGATCGCTCGCGCTCCTCGCTGATCGTGAGGCCTTCGCTCTCTCTGTCCTATGGGCGGCCGGCCTCTCCTACCGAAAGGCTCGGCGCCTCGGCCTCCCCTTCGCGCTCCGCCTTAATGGCACTCAAGAGCTCCCATGGACTGAGGCCTGGCTCTCTGTTCGCCTCTCTCGTGAGGAGGCGGAGGCTCTCTCTGCTCTGTTCGGGAGCGAGATCCCTCAAGGGATCCGCACCATCCCTGAGGCTCTCGCCTCTGTCCCCTTCCTTTCTCTGTATGACTACGCGAAGGCTCCCGTCTACGGTCGCTCTGGCCTCCTCGCCATGAGGCAGGCCGGCATCCATACAACCGCCTCCCTCGCCGCTGATCGTGAGGGAGGAGCCTCTCGCGCTCTCGATGCGATCGAGGCAGGCTTCTCTCTCGCCGTTCCCGTGCTGATCGGCAAGGGAGAGGAGCTCCCGCGCTCCCTCCTCCTCCGCGATGATCGAGGGAGAGAGACGCTCCTGCAGTGCATCGATGGAGACGCAAACGATCTCAGGATGCTCGACCCTTCGCCCGCTCCCGGCTTCTCTGGCCTCGCCGTGCTCCTCCGTCTCAAGCGATCGAGAGGAGCCGATCCCTCGGCGGCCTCTCGCTTTGCTCTCGCTCCTGGCTCTGGCGCCTTCGCTCCCATGGCAGGAGGAGGCTCCTTCGCCTTCTCTCGCATTTGAGAAGCGGATGCCTCTCGTGATCCGCTCCTATCGTCTCCCCTCTCGCTCCTCTCGCGCTCTCCTCATCGTCTCCCGCTCCGCTCCTCCTCCTGGCCTCCCTCTCCTCGCTCGCTTCGCCTCATGGCGATCCCGTGAGAGCGGCTGGCTCTCTCTCCTCTCCCTTCGCCTCCCTGGCCTCTGGCTCCTCCTCCTTCGCTCTCTCCCCTCTCAGGCCCGTCTCAAGCGGATTGGCTACCCCCCGTGCTAGCCAGCTCTCCCCCCTCCGTGCTAGTGGCTCCTCCCTAGCCTCTCAGGCCTCTCCCATAGCCTCTCAAGCCCGTCTCCTGCCCCCTCAGGATGGCGGGCTTCTCAGTGCTCGAGCTCCCGCTCTGGCTCTCGTGAGATGAGGGAGAGGGAATAATGCTTTTATGCGTGTAGGCGCATAACGTAGTGAAAAGGAAAGGCCTCCCCGGGGAGGCCTGGTGGTCAGTCTAGAGGGAGCTCTAGAGCCTCGAGCTCGGCGATCGTGGCTTTGACACTAGCTAGTGTCTCGGCCGTCTTGCGCTCGCTCTCGAGATGCTCTCGCTCGAGCTCGGCGAGGCGAGCGGCGAACAGAGAGGCGATCGAAGGGGATGCCATGGCAGATTGTCGAGGGGCAGTCGAGACGGTCGCCCGTCTCATGCTGTACTATACCCGATAGTACGGCCCAATCCGGCCAATTGTCACATTTCGTAACATAAGCTCCGCCTATGCCAGGCATAAACTGAGCTGATAGTACTGGTGTACCAGGGAGCAGTAGTACGGCAGTAGTACGGGCCAGGGCCGGGCATACCCCCTCAAAAAGTGGCGCCAATTTTCATCTAGAAAATCAGACTATAAAAAAGGAAGTTGATCAATATAGGAGGGGATATGTGGGATAAGTATGCGAGATTTTTGTGGAGGGGTGAAGGATATGATGCTTTGGTGGGCAATGGACTGATCGAGAGTGGAAAGGTGAGAAAGGAGGGAGCCTTTAGCAAGGAACCATTCTGAGTATTGATCAATGCGCAAGTGTTTAAATTGTTGATGAAGAGCGTATTCCGTTTCGCTAGTTTCTGCTTTAATCAAGGCGAGGAGAAGTATTTTGCCAGATGTGGAGCAGAAGTGATCTTTGAAGCGATTAGAGAAGGAGGAAGTGAATCCAATTTTTATATGTTCTGGCTTGTATTCGTTCGCGATAAAATATACAGCGGCTGAGGCAATTTCATTGAATGCATTTTTTCTTTTATTACTGCGATTACATTCAGCTTTACTACGACAGGATCTGCACCAATGTTTTAGGCCGGAGGGGGTATTGCGATCACGGGAGAAGTTGGATAATGGTAGATTTTTGCCACACTTACTGCAATATTTAGTTGTGGCAGTTGCGGGGCCATAACTAAGCGTAGATGATTGCAATGATGAGGGAAGGTGAGGTGTCATTGCAGGAAATCTAATCTTGAGTAACCATAGCGGAGAGAAAACCAGTGGTTATACGCTGAAAGCAAGCCGAAGGCGCCGCTTGAAGCGTTTCCAGCAATAGACAAGACCAATGGAGACGGCCCTAAGCCGTCGTAATGGCGCACAAGATCGCGCATTTTCCTTTCCATCGTTTCAGCAAGAAGGCGGCCTAAAGCCGCCGTTCAAGCTTTTAAAGATAGAAATTGCCTGTTTTTGCCTTTCCCAGAAGCTACGCATAGCTTGGCCGTGTCATCACATAAGACTGACACAGCTTTTTTGAAATTCGCCCCTCGATGGAGAGGCTCCGTCCCTTTGGGGGACTCCGCTACTAGGACATCGGGGCTGGTCTAGCCTTTTTGTCCGTCACTTCGCGCTTTGGGCGCTCCGTTGGAGGAGAGATGTCCGGGAGGGACTAAGCGGGAGGAGCCGGGCTTGGCGTGTGCTCCGCTTACGGTAATCGTATCTCAGCCTGTGGGTCAAATGTGGCTTTTTCCGTATCATGGTGATACAAAAGCTAAAAAATCTTCACAATTTCTTAAGGATTCATAAGGGCATGGTCGTTTGCTGAAGAATGTATTAAA